TCCAAGTAACTTTCTATCTGCACTAAGCTCGTCAGAGCTTCCATAGTATTTTTTCCAGTCACTCTCAGACGTAACCCGTCTCTTACCACCTCTAGGCTTACGTTTTTGTTGGAAATATTTTCTGCCGATGTATTGTTTACCCGACTTGATATTAGTAATGCGGTAGACGAAACCGAAGAAATCGCCAATATCGTCAGAAGTGAAAGCTGTACCTTTGTAGTACCAGGGATTTTCATAATCTCCTTCCATTTCATAATCTTTATTCATCTTATACTTATATATGATAAATACCTAAGATAAAACTTCTTTAACTATGGCAGCTGTATATGTAAATAATATTGCTATTGATGCTGGTGAAGACTGGAATCAGGATTATACTCTTTCCGAAACTGGTGGAAAAGTTATTGATCTAAGTGGTTATAGAGCAAAAGCACAAATAAGAAAACATCCTGATAGCAATACAGCTATTACTTTTTCTGTAAGTTTTCCAAATAGATCTAGTGGTATATTAAGTCTATCAATACCCAGATGGACTACATCTCTTCTAAAACCTGGAAGATATGTTTATGATGTTATGATTGTTAAAGAAGATAATAAAAAAGAAGTTGTGATTGAAGGTAGTGCTCTTGTACGAGCAGGAATAACTACAGATAGTACATTAATTTCACCCAGTAGTAAAGAAAGAACTTGCATAGCTGTTCTCAATGCTAGTTTTAAATCATATCCTGATCTAGATACTAAATGGAATACATTTAGATCAACGTATCCAAATAGAAGATTTTATCTTCTACAACCAACATTAGTCGGATTTGGAAACACAGTAACTAATGACAATTATGACCAATTAGCATGTCCAGATAATTTTCTTGAAGAAACAACTGTAAACATATCTCCATTAATTTAAAATGATCGCAACAGTAACACAAAGCTCAACAGAATTAAATGAAGGTGGTACAGTATCTTTTTTCGTCTCCACTTCTGGAGTAGCAAATTATACACAATTATATTATACAACCGAAGATGAAATAGATGGTACTATTAAAGAAGAAGACTTTATAAGCAATTCTCTATCTGGACCATTTCAAATTTTTAATGATCAAGGATCTATTGATGTAACAGTCTCTAGAGATAGAATAACAGAAGGTACAGAAAGATTTCTAATTAAAATTAGAGAAACATCTATTACAGGACCAATAGTAGGAATCTCAACCTTAATTAGAATTAACGATACCTCAAGAGCACCTAGTATTAATGCTAATGGTAAAACCTTTGGTCCTATTCAAGTTACTGCAGATTATGGAGTTACTTCTATCAAATCGGATTGGTATAGTATATGCGATATAGATAGTCTTCCAGAAGGTTCTAAAGTAGCATTATTAATGCCAGATGCCAATCTAACTAAAGCATCATATGATGCTTTTATAGAAAAATTAACAGAAAGAAATATAACTGTTATTACTGTAACTGATCCAGATACTGATTGGATCCAACCATTCTTAGGAGCATTATAATGTCTTCACCAGTATTCATAACAAATCTAACAATATACGCTGGAACAGATTTTGCACAAACTTTTGTTCTAGAAGATTATAGATCCAATACAACAATGGATCTAACAGGATATACTGGAAGAGGTCATATCAAAAAATATTCAACCGAAGCAGCAGCAGGAGAATTTTCATTCTATCTTGCCCTTGACCCATCAACAGGAAGGTTTAGCATAGAAATGCTTTCAGAAGCAACTTCTAAACTAAAACCTGGAAGTTATTTGTATGATGTTATATTACAAGATCCTTCAGGAGGAATAACTAGAGCAGTTGAAGGAACCGCCCTAGTTAAAAAATCAGTTACTAGGCTTTAATCCTAAAATTAGGGTCTAACTGAAAGTCCTTAGTTACTCCAGGTCCTGGTGTATAATTACCAATTCCTTTCTGAGCATTTTTAGCAGCAGTAGTTCCACCCATAACATCTGCTCTATTAACTACACTCTCATTCATTTCTATTAACTACACTCTCATTCATTATCTTTTTAATCTCCATGATGGTTCTTCCATCCATCTCCATCATTACATAATTTGCTTCTTCTACAGATTCTACTTGATCAGTTCCTATCAAATAATTCATCACTGAATCATAAGCATCAAACGATTCCATCTCTTGCTCAAGTGGAGATAAGATTCTATTATTAGTATTTGATCCTTTTAGATCACCCTTCTTCTTATTGTTTAAGAAAGCACCTAACTTAGTTGTGTATGTAGGACTATCCTTTTCATACTTGGGTGGCTTTAATCCTTTATCTAATAATTTCTGATCTCTTCTTTTGAAAGTAGCCTTTTCCTTATTATCTTTAAGTTTTGGTGTATCAACTTTTGACCCATCAGTTGAATTTGTAACCTTCTTATCAACCTTAAAAGCACCTCTATTATTATCCTTTTGCCATTGACGATGCTTTAATTGCTGAGCCCATCTGTCTTCAGGTTTAAATGCACCTGACCTAGCTGCTGGACTATTAGAAGTCTTTTTCAACCAATCATCTTTACCAAGCAATCCTTGAGATTTTCCTAGATAATCCTCCTCCTTCTTCTTAACCTCCTGCTTCTCTATTTTGGTTTCTTTTTTCTCAGTATTTGCATCTTTTATTTCCTTTTCTTTTCCTTTTGTTACTTCACTTGGTAACTCGTTAGTATTAAGATTTTTAGGTTTCTCAAATGCTTTTTGATAATCATCACTAGATGGATTAATTGTTTTAGTTCCAATAACCTTACCATCACTACCTTTAATCTCTTGCTTTATAGGCTTCCTTTCTTTACCACCACCTTTTACATCATCATCTGCTTCTGGATCATCAAAATCTCTACCTGACCTATCAGTTCCATGATAGGTAGTCTTCTTATCTTCACCATTTTTAGTACCATTCTCCTTACCATTTCCAGTACCAGTACCAGTTGTATTAGTGTCCTTTACTTCAGAAGAGGAGTTGTTATTTACAATAACTTTACCATCCTTCTTCTCTTTTTCATCTTCCTTCTTATCTTTAGTATCAAGTTTCTTTTTATCTATCTTTTCACCCGTAGTATCAGTCTTTTTATCTTTTTTATCCTTATTTCCACCAGAAACTAATGGATCAGCTCCTAGCATTTCTTGTAGTTGAATATTTTTATACAACTCAGTTAATTCAACTAATTCCTTTGATATAGACATTTACTTTGCTATAGAATGAATACAAATACTATTTAGAAGAATTTCCCCTTTTGGTTCCTCCAGTAGGATTAAATCCAAAATCAACATATGCAGGATTTGGTTTATATGGTTTAGCTTTTTGTTGCCCACCAAAAAGACCAAATGATTGATTCTTTCTCTGATTAAGAATTTTATCCCTTTCCTTCTTCTCATCTTCAGCATTCTTAATTTTTTCTTTCTGCACTTTAGTCAATGGAAGTTTATCTTCTATACCCCTTCCAACAATACCAGATGTAACTACAGCACCAGTAGCAGCAAGAGATTTAAGCCATGCAGGTCCTGGCATTCTTCTGTAAGCGACAGCAGCAGCAGCAAAATCAAGACCGCCCCTAGCAACACCAACAGTAGTAGCTCTTGTATTACTAGCACCTTGCTGTTTCTGTCTACTGAAAGCACCATATCCAGTAAATGCTGGATATATCAAATCACCACCAGTAACAGGAATCTTACGACCCTTCTTACCAAATACCTTTTTCATAAGGTTCTTCCTAAATTTCTTCCAAGATTTTTTCTTGGGCTTCTTATCCTTAGTACCCTTAGTATCGTCAGGTGGATCTATATTACCACCACCACCACTTGGAGGAGGAGAAGGAGGAGGAGTTATAAATGGTCTTCTAGTTGATGGAGGAGTAATCCTATCAACTCCTGGAGGAGCACCAAAACCAGTCCTACCACTAATAGGTTTTGATTTTAATGGTGTAGAAGTACTACTTGTTTTAGTCTTTCTCTTCAATGCCTCCAAATCATTCTTAATAGAATATCCACTACGCTTACTTGGACCAGAAGATTTAACATCTGGCATTGGATCCTTTCTAGTAAGATTATTAATTGCAGTCTTACCAGAACCACTTCCCCCTGATGTAGAAGTAGGTTTTAAAGTAGTTTTAATTTTAGTTCTACTTTTCTCTCTTTGAACTTTATCTCTTTTTTGTTGAACAGTTTCAGATTTTTTCTTTAATTCCTTTGATACTTCCGCTTGCTTAATAACTTCAGGTTTTGGAGTTCCTTTAAGTGGTTTAGCCTTTATTACTTGATTGACTTTATCAGAATATGTTCCTGGTTTGTTAGACTTATCAATAGCCTTAGCCATTCTAGTTTCAAGTTTCTTAGCAGACTTGATTTGTTTAAGAATCTTCTCTGCCTGTCCAGTTAATCTCGCCTTTTGAGCACGAGTATATTTTCTAGCAGGCTTTGGTTTAGACTCAGATGGTAAACTTGATGTAGATGGTTTTTTAGTAGATGGTTTTTTAGTAGGTCTTTCTAATACTTTACTTTTAGGTTTTTTAGGTTCGGGTTTATTTTCGCTAGTAAATTTACTATCATCTGTTTTAGGATATTTCTTTGCGGTAGAATCATCAAGATCTGAAAAGTAAGTATTAGAACTTTGAGATGATTTCGTTGGAGATTCTTTACCATAGGTCAAAATATCACCAGTCTTTGGATCTCTTACAATTCCTGGTTTATCTATATTAGGTCTAGTTGTCTGCTTTTTAGTTGAAAAAACTTCACCAGGTGCAGTATCCTTTGCTTGATTTATTCTTTTATTTACTATATCATCTGCGTTTGATTGTACCTTTCTTTGTGATTTTGGAATATCACCAGTAATACTTGTACGACCTTTTCTTGGTTTATTCTTTTTATTAGTAGGAGTATCTCCTTTAGTATCAGACTTCTTTAATTCATCCTTTATCTTTTTAGTATCCCCTTCACCAGAAATAGTTAACCTACTTACCTTCTCTTTATTAGCTTTTATATTCTTCTTTTCATCTGATGACAAAGGACCAGATGAATCTTTCTTTGGATTTTTCTTTTCAAGAATAAATTGATTAAAAGATTTCATCTGATCCCAGACACTATATCATATTATTTATAATTTAAATCCAGCAAAGCTATCTTTCTTGATATCCTGTTTAATACCCCCTACAATGTAAGATTCAACTTCAGTTTCTTGTGGTGCTACTTGTAATCCTTTAGAACTAATCCAATGCTCTGTCCAAGGTAATGGATTATTCTTTGCTGGAATATCATACAACGGTTTTAAACCAATTCCT